GCGACATCGAGGAAGAGCGCAGCCGCGTTGGCGGGCTGGTGACAGCGCTGATGGCGGCGGTCTCGGCGGTCGGCTTTGCTTTCGTTTTCGTCGCACTCTTCGGCCCGAAATGATCGTGGACTTCTCCAAGCCCGAAAGCATCCGCCAATGGCTCGAGGTGGCACCAGCCCGCCACCGAGCCCAACTCCGCGCGCTGTGGAGGCTCTGGCCGGCGTTCCGGGGGCAGATCGAGGAGGCGGCGAAGTGAGGCGCGCAGCCAAGACAGACCGGAACCAGGCCGAGATCGTGTCTGCGCTGCGATCCATCGGCGCCACGGTTCAGCCGCTGCACACAGTCGGCCAAGGTGTTCCAGATCTTCTCGTGGGTTTCCGCGGGCAAACGCTGCTCATGGAGATCAAGGACGGCAATAAGCCACCCAGCGCCCGCGAACTCACGCCGGATCAGCAGGAGTGGATCAGCGCATGGCGCGGCGGCTGCGTCTGGGTGATTCGGGACGTGTCGCAGGCCGTGGACGTGGCGCAGCAGGCAGCAAAGGGATAGTTGCATGACAGCGACACGCCGACGAGATTGGTTCCGCATCCTTCGGGACTTGGCCGCAGCCAAGGTGAGCTATGCCTACGTGGCGCGGAAGTGCAACAGGGACGTTTCAACGGTCAAAGGGTGGGCGGATGGGGCCGACCCGAAGGAAACCGACGCACGGATCGTGTTGGCGCTGTACGCCCGGCACTGCCCGCTGAAGTACATCGAGCACCAGCGGGATTTCGAGATCACGGCGGTTGCCGCTGAGATCGTGGACGCTGGGGAGAATCGGATGCTGCCGTTTGCGGGGGGTGTGTCGTGAGCAAGAAGCCGGAGGCAAAGAAGCGGGCAAGCCCGGTCAAGTATTCGGATGAGGTTGCGCATGCGATCTGCGAGCAACTGGCGAAGGGTGTGCCACTGAAGCGGATCTGCGACCAGGATGGGATGCCGTCCTACTCGTGCGTCAAGGCGTGGGAGATCGACCGCGAGGACTTCAAGGCCCTTTCCATGCGCGCGCGCGAAATCGGCTGCCATGCCATCGCGGACGAGCTGATCGACATCGCCGACGACGGCCGAAACGACTGGATGCTGACGGCCGGCGAGGACGGCGGCACCGGCTACCGGCTGAACGGCGAGCACATCCAGCGGTCGCGGCTGCGGATCGAGACCCGCATGCGGCTGCTCGGGAAGTGGCTGCCGAAGGTCTACGGCGACAAGATGGCGCTGACGGACGGCGACGGGAAGCCGCTGCAGGCTGCGGCTCCGGTGTTCCATGTGACCGTGAAGGGCGGATGAGCGCACCGACTTTCTCCGTCGAGTTCACCGACAAGCAGTCTGTGGCCGTCAAGTCGCCTGCCACCGAGATCCTGTACGGCGGCGCTGCCGGTGGCGGGAAGTCGTTTTTCATGCGGGCGCTGGCGATCATCCTGTGCGGGCTGGTGCCAGGCCTGCAGGTCTATCTGTTTCGGCGCATCCGTGAGGATCTGGTCAAGAACCACATGGAGGGGCCGAACGGCTTCCCGGTGATGCTGGCCGAACTGATCGTCAGCGGCCATGTGCGCATCGTCGAGGACGAGATCCGGTTCTGGAACGGCGCCAAGATCTTCCTGTGCCACTGCAAGGACGAGAAGGACCGGATGAAGTACCTGGGAGCGGAGATTCACGTCCTGCTGCTGGACGAACTCACGACCTTCACAGAGCTGATCTACCGATTTCTGCGCTCTCGCCTTCGCGCGCCTGGCCTGCAGTTCCCACAGTGGGCGATCGACTTCTTCCGGGCCAAGTTCGGCGTTGAACTGCCGGCCAAGATCCCGTTGATCGTCGCCAGCTCTAACCCCGGCGGCATCGGGCACCAGTGGGTGAAGGCCGGCTTCATCGACAACGCCAAGCCGCTCCAGCTGCGCAAGATGCCAAAGAGCGAGGGCGGCATGCTGCGGCAGTACATCCCTGCGCTGCTCGAGGACAACCCGCACGTAGACGCCGAAGAGTACGAAGGCAAGCTGGAGGGCCTGGGCTCGGCGGCCCTGGTGCGCGCGTACCGGCACGCCGACTGGAACATCGTGGCCGGCGCGTTCTTCGACAACTGGCGCACGGATGTGCATGTGATCCCGCGCTGGCAGCCGCCGAAGGAATGGACGCGCTTCCGCACCATGGATTGGGGCTCGGCCAAGCCGTTCAGCATCGGCTGGTGGGTGATCGTGCCAGACGACACATTCCTGCAGTTCGCCAACGGCACCGAGCGCAAGGTCGTGCGCGGTTGCCTGATTCGTTACAGGGAGTGGTACGGCGTCAAGCGCAACGATGACGGAACAGCCAAGCCGAACGAGGGCCTGAAGCTGCGGGTGGAACAGGTCGCCCAGGGCATCAAGCAGCGCGAGCGTGACGAGACGGTCGATGAGCAACTGAGCCGGGCAGACCCGTCGATCTGGAAAGAAGACGGCGCCGCTAGCATCTTCGAGAACTTCGTCAAGGCCGGCGTGCGCTGGCAGCCGGCCGACAACACCCGCGTGACCGGCTGGCAGCAGGTTCGCGCCCGGCTGGATTGGGAGGACACCGCCGAAGGCGAACCCATGGTTCTCTGCACCGAGGACTGCACCGACTCAATCCGCACGATCCCGGCGCTCCAGCACGACGACCACCGGCCGGAGGATGTCGACACCGATCAGGAAGACCACGCGGGCGACGACTGGCGGTATGCCTGCAACAGCCGGCCGGTGTCGCGGGTCAAGAAGCAGCGCAAGCAGTCCGGGCCGACGCCATGGTCCCTGGAGTGGGTCATCCAGCAGGACGAGGAACGCAAGAAGGCCGCCATGCGCGGCTGATTCATAGGGAAAAGGCTTGACTACCGGGGGTGCAATGGCTCCCCATGATCTCCGCCGCCGAGACGTTCCCCGCGTTCCACCACCGGCAATCGCTGGTTGCTGACGATCTTCGCCGGCTGCAGGAGCCTTGCGTCTTGTTCGAGCACGCATGGAGAGACTCGGACGGCGTGAAGTGCTGGGCCTACACAGTCGGCGGCTGGCTCGACGGGCACCGCCTGACGGACGGCTGCACCGTAGCCGGCGAGGTGATGGTCGTCCACGCCAACAGCCGCCCGGAGGCCGACTACTTGGCGGCGCTGGGGCTGCAAGACACGATCGAAGCGCTGCACAACGAGGAATCGATGTACGTCGAGGCCAAGGCCGCGCAGTACCGACTCGCCTCGCTCGGCAAGCTCGAACGCATGGAACTGGCGACGAAGCCGGACGCGGACAAGTCCGAGGCGTTCGTCGAGGACGTGAACAAGATCCGGCCGTTGGTCGGCGATGACGTCGTGCTGACGGTCGGCGGTGTGAAGCACTGAGTTCCCACGGGGCGGTGCGGCCCCTTACTTCGCGCCCGGCTGGCAGGGCCGTCCTCTGCGACAAGGAAACGAAATGATCAAGACCACCTCCCTCGGCTCGGCCGGCTCCGCGACCGCGATGATCAGCATCTCGGGCTCGACGAACGCGACGCCGATCGTCATCACCGTGGCTGCCAACTCCGGCCTGAAGACCGGCGACCGCCTGGCGATCGCTGGCGTGACCGGCAACACGAACGCCAACGGCGAATGGACGCTGGAAGCGGTCACCGCGACCACGTTCAAGTTGCTGGGCTCGGTCGGTAACGGCGCCCACGGCGGCACGGTTCGCGCGGCGCAGATTTTCGATACGACGCCGCTCGCCAAGGGCCATTCGGCGCAGATGGTAATCGCCGGCAACGGCGCCGCCACGCTGCTGGTCGAGGCGTTCGAGAGCTACACCGACTTCGCCGCCGGCAACAACGGCACGCTCGGCTTCGTCCAAGCTCCGGTGCTGTCGTCGGCGGTGCAGGGCGTGACGAACACCAACGCCACGTCGGCCAGCGCGTCGACCGTCGCCAGCTCGTCCATCGTCGTCGCCGCCACCAACCAGGGGGCGGTGTACGAGATCAAGCTGCCGCGCTACCTGCGCACCTCGCTGTCGGCCTACACCTCCGGCACCCTGTCGGCGACCGTCAGCGCCTGAGCCTGAAGCATGGCTGACCGCGGTCAACAGAAGAAAGAGCAGCCGGTCAACGAGGCAGACAAGCGCCTCGCTGCCGACTTGCTCAAGCGGATTGAGACCGCGGTCGGTCGCTTCGACAAGGACTTCAAGCGCTTCGCTCGCAACCGGAAGCTGCTTCGCGGCGTCAACCCGGAGAACGAGCAGGAGCGCCTTCTGTCCAATCTGCACTTCGCCAACCTGGCGATGATGCGGCCACAGGTCTACGCCAAAGACCCGGAGTTCGCCGTCAAGCCGTCGCTCGGCGTGCCCGAAGCGCGCAAGCAGGCCATGGAGCGCTTCTCCAGCACGGCCGAAGCGCTGCTGTCAGAGTGCCTGGTCAAGCGGGCCAAGCTGAAGAAGCGGGCCAAGCGCATGCTGACCGGCGCATTTGCGACCTCTGTCGGCTGGTGGAAGGTCTGCTGGCAAGAAGACAAGCGCACCGACGCGATCATCGTCAACCAGATCAAGGACACGCAGGACAATCTCCAGCGATTGGAGGCTCTGCGCAAGGATCTGGACGAGACCTCGGCGCAGAACCACGAACTGAAGGTCGCCCAGCTCCGCGAGACGCTGGCCGGCCTGCAAGCCAAGGCAGAAGTCACCGTTGCCCGCGGGCTGACCGTCGACTTCGTGCTGAGCGAGGATGTGATCGTCCTCGACGACTCCGTGCTCGAGCTCGGCGACTACGAGCGCTCAGACGCCATCGCGCACCGCGTCTGGATGACGAAGGACAAGCTGAAGCAGACCTTCGGCAGGGACTTCACCGGCGGCAAGGCGTACACGGCGCAGAGCACCGGCCAGCCGACCGCCGGCAGCAAAGACCCCAAGCAGGATCTCTACTGCACCTACGAGGTATGGGATCAGGCGTCGAACCGCGTCTTCCACGTCTGCGAAGGCGTCGAAGGCTTCCTCCGCCAGCCGTTCTCGCCCGACTGGACCGGAGAGCGCTGGTATCCGTTCTTCGTCGTCGCCTTCAACGAGGTGGAGGGGCAGTTCTACCCGCTGTCTGACATCGAGCTGACCGAGCAACTGGTCGCCGAGTACAACGACAGCCGCCGCGACTTCGTGCGCGACCGCAAGTACGCGCTTCCGCTCAACATCATCCGCAAGGGCGGTAGCCTCACTGACGAGGACGTGAAGCGCCTGGCGAACCGCGAGGGAGGCGACACGATCCTCGTCGAAGGCATAGGCGGCCAGCCGATCGGGAACGACGTGTGGTCCGGGCAGCTCGCGCAGATTCGCCCGGAGAACTACAACACGCAGCCGGCGCGCTCCGACATGGAGATGCTGATCGGCGGGGGGGATGCGGCCCGCGGCTCGGTGCTGCAGGCCAAGACCGCCACCGAGGCCGAGATCCTGTCACAAGGGCTCCGCGGCCGGTCAGCCGAGCGCCAAGACGCGCTGGAGGATGTGCTGTCCGATGTCGGATCCTTCTCGCTCCAGATCCTGCTTCGCAAGCTGACGCCGAAGGAAGTCGAAGAGATCGCCGGCCCTGAAGCTGCGGCGGCCTGGCCGACCATGACGCAGCCCGAAGAGTATTTCAAGCTCCTGACGGTCGACGTGCGCGGCGGCTCCACCGGAAAGCCCGACCGTTTGCAGGAGCAGGACCGCTGGACGAAGCTGCTGCCGGTCATCGAGAAGGCCATGGCGCAGATCGCACAGCTCCGCGCGCAGCCGGGTGGAGAGCAGCAGGCAAAAGCAATCGCCGCGCTGGTCAAGGAAACGCTGCGCCGCTTCGACGAGCGCGTGGACATCAGCCAGTTCCTGCCCGAAGACGAGGAAGGCGAGCAGCCTGAGCAAACGGACCCGATGCAAGACCCGCGAGTCCAGGCGCTGGTGCAGCAGGGCCAAGAAATGCTCGGCGAGATGCAGCAACAGGTGCAAGACCTGCAGAAGCAGCTTGCCGACAAGGAGGCTGACCGCCAGGCCATGCTGCAGAAGGCCGAGATCGACGCCAGCCGGGATGTCGAGGTCGCCAAGGTGAAGGCCCCGATCGAGGCGCAGGCCAAGGTCGAAGTCGCGCGCGTCAACGCCGGGGCGCAGGCCATGGCAGCCGCTGCGGCACGCCCGCCGGAGCCGGAAGAGCCTGAAGAGCCGCCAGAGGAAGAGGGGCCGAGCGCCACCGAGCAACTGCTCGCGCATCTCGTCCAGGGCCAAGCCGATCTGCAGACGCTGCTGGCCCGACTGGCGCAGCGCCCGGCCATGCGACTTGCACACGAACGCGACCCGGTGAGCGGGCGCATCTCGGCAAGTGTGCTGGCACCGATCGAGTCGGAGGGGCAGTCATGACGCACGAAATGGCACCGGTCGGCGGCCGGCTAAACCTTTCCGCCACGCTGCACTTCCACGACGCCACCGGAGCCGTCATCAAGACCGTGGAAGTGCGCGGCGCGATTCCTCTTCAAGACCTGCCGCCCGAACAAGCCGCGGCGCTGATCGAGCAACACAAGGAGCAAGCCAATGGCACTCACGATCACCAATGAAGTGCGGAAGGCTGCACTGGACGGGGCACTTGCCCTGGTGTCTGGCGGCAGCTTTCAGCTGACCAACACGGCCGGCGGCGCTGGCTCCGAGCTGGCGTCGCTGCCGATCTCTTCTGTCGGCGCGGCAACGACTGCTTCGCCATCCGTCGCCGTGCTGTCTCTGACCGCTGACTCGAGCGTGACGGCCGGCACGATCCTGGGCTTCAACATCAAGACATCTGGCGCAGCCAACCGCATCAGTGGCAACGTCGGCACCTCTGGATCGGACCTCAACGTGACCGACAACGTGATCCCCGGCGGCGCGACGTCTGTCTCGTGCCCTGGCGGCATCTCGATCAGCCTGCAGCTGTCGTGATCCATGACCCTGTTTCGTCTGCTCCGGCCAATCACAGTGCCGCGCGTTGCCGGCACTGTGGGGGCGAGCGGCTCGCTGACGATCAGTAGCGGCGGCGGCCTTG